AGAAACAAAAAGCGTACAGTCCCAGTCCATAATCCAAAAACTGATAAATGCGAAAAAAGCACAGTAGCCATTACAACGAAGTAATCCAATACTGCAACGACATAATTTCTCATAAAATACCGTCTGGAACATTCTGCTATAAAGCAGTCAAACGCTTTCTTAAAGATTTGAAAGCTCAGGAAGACGACGGCTTTCCTTATGTATTCGATGAAGAAGCGTTTAATAATGTAATCGACTTTGCACAATCATTAAAACTGCAAGACATAAAATCAAATCTGGTCTTGCAACCGTGGCAAAAGTTCTGCTACCAGATTTGGGCATGGAAATACAAGTCGGACTTAGAAAGGCGACGGTTCAGAACTGCCTACATCGAGGTGGCTCGCAAAAACGGCAAGACCTCTGCGTTTCTTATGCCGTGGATTTTATACGATGCACTGACCGAAAATGCCAGTGAGTCCTACCTTGCTTCTGCAACCGAAAAGCAGAGCCAGAAGTCGTTTGAAGAAATCACTGCGATAATAAAAGACAATCCAGAACTGGACTCGCTTTTCAAATGCTACTCGTCTGCAATCACATACGACACTTCAAGAATAACATTCTTCTCACCACAAACAAACGCTCTTGATGGGTACCGCAACTCGCTCAGTATTCTGGACGAATACCACGAATACGACTCCGACCGTATTCTTACGGCTTTCCGTTATGGTGGTCGTGCCAGAAAAAACTCTACGGTCGCAATCATTACTTCAGCAGGAAACGACATCAATGGTGCTTGCTATGCAGAGAATAAAAAGGCTCAATCGATTCTCAAAGGAACATTGGAAGACGACTCATACTTCACCGTCATTTATGCCTACAACCAAGAAGACGACTGGAAGGACTCCAAGAACCTAATAAAAGCAAATCCTGCATTAGGCTCCTTCCTGAAAGAGGACGTTTTATTATCCGACCTCAATGATGCAATGATTACTCCGTCCCATGTTCCTGATTTCAAAAGCAAGACGTGTGGCATTTGGACTAACGACGTTTCAAACTGGATTTCAAACGAAAAATGGAATAAATGCTGTGTTGATAAAATCGACTGGTCTGATTTCGAAGGTGCGGAATGTTGGTGCGGTCTGGACTTGTCAGAAGTGCACGATGTTACTGCATTCACGCTCTGCTTCCATAAGGACGGAAAGTTCTACTTCAAACACCACTTCTATGTTCCATCGGAAACGATAGCCGAACGATACCAGAAGGAAAACATAAACTTTTATGATTGGGCAGACAAAGGAATTGTTACGGTCATAAACGGTGCGACCATTGATTACGACTTTGTGTTTGAGGACATTTGTTCAGAAATGAAAAACTACCGTATCCGTGAAATCGCATACGACCGCTGGCAAGCCAACGCTTTAATTTCAAAATTGAACGAGGAGCTTCCTGAAATCGTGTACGTGGATTACGACCAGAGCCTCAAGAAGTTTAGCCAACCGTCAAAGGATTTTGAAAAGGCAATACTGGACTGCACAATCGTGAACGATAACCCAGTCATGACATGGATGGTCTCAAACGCTTGTGTCAAAATCACACCGAACGGTGACATCAAACCACAGAAGGATTTTAAGAAACCGACTCAGCGTATTGATGGTGTTATAACTTCAATCATGGCTCTGGATAGGTGTAAATCAAATCTTAAAAATCCATGTCAGTCATTTGAATCGGTTTTAAATTCCTTCTAAAGAATACAAATCCAAAAAACGTGTAGTTATCCTTTTAAACTTATTTGATAACAAAGAGACCCACCTAGTCCAGAACGGACTATAAAAGAAATGAACATTTTTAATTTATTCAGAAGGAACAAGAGTGCCAAAACGACACCCGTGGCTATTCAGGATTACAAGACATACGCCAGTTATGTTACCGAAAAAGACCCAGTGTCCTTTTCTGCAATTGATAAAATCGGTACGGCATTTGCCTCCTTGTCATTCGGCATTTATAGCACAAAGACCAAACAAAAAGTAAACCATCCGCTCTATGAAGTCTTGAAGCAACCGTCGCTCGACGAGACTCATTCTCTTTTTATGTATCAGCTCATTCAAGACTACTTTTCTGGTGGATGCTTCATTTATAAATACACCGACACGAACGGACGAGTAATCAGTTTGTTCCGATTAAATCCAAAGTCGGTCGTTGTTACCAGAAACGAGTACAACCAGAAGCAGTACACCTACAATGGGAAAACTTACTCCAGTGAAAAAATCCTACACATTCCTGCCAGATGGTCTTACAACGGACTGGTCGGACTTTCGATTTTCGAAGCACAAAAGCAAGCGTTCAACACAAGCCAGAACCTCGACACATACACACGGTCGAGCTTCGATAACACGCTCGGCAAAAGACTCGTAATTGATGTAAGCCAGTCGTACCCGAATGCAACGGAAGAAGAGCAACGCCAGCTTCGTGACCGTTATGTCGCAAATTACTCTGGTACGGAGAATGCAGGAAAGCCAGTCGTAAAAACTGGAAAGATTCAGTTTGAAACTCTGGATACTGGTGTTTCTGATAATCGGTCTGCCCAACTCGCAGAGAACCGACAGTACCAGAATGAAATAATCGCACAGATGTTTAATGTTCCGCTTTCGTACCTGACTGGAAAAGACGTAGGCGACTTGGAATCCGTGACGACTTTATTCTTGAGCCAAGCCATAGAACCGATTGCACAACAGTTTGAAGAAGCTTTCAATTACGGACTGTTTCCATTGACAGAGCGAGACCAGTTCTACATCAAGTTCTCTTATAACTCAATTCTGAAAACAAACCTCACTGCAAAAATCCAGGCATACCAGACCCAGCTCATAAACGGCATCCTCTCGCCAAATGAGATAAGAGCCAAAGAAGAACTGGAGCCTATCGAATACGGTGACTGCCATTACAGACCATCGAACCTCCTCCCAATCAGACAAGACATTGAAGAGTCGCTTGTTGCATCCGCAAAACTGAAACAACAAGAAGTTGACGGTCAGCAGAAAAACGCAGAGGCAAAAAACATCGGCTCGGACAAATTATAAGGACTATAAAAGTAATGAAACAGTTTATTCAAAGAACACTAAAAAATTGTAATTGCGAGACCAGAGAAAACAACGGAGAACGTTGGATTGTTGGTCTCATTCCATACAACTCAAGGAGCGAAAACCTCTGTCCGTGGAATGACTCAGGCGAGTACGAAATCATCGACAACACGGCATTTAATAAAACACTGGCAGACGGTGCAGAGGTTCGAGCCTTATTTTCACACGACGACCAGAAGGTGCTAGGAAGCACAAAGTCTGGAAGTTTAATTCTGGAACAATCCGACGAAGGTCTGATTTGTAGGTGCAAAGTTCCGAACACGACATGGGGAAACGACTGCTGGGAAATTGTCTCCAGAGGCGATGTAACAACCATGAGTTTCGGTTTCATAAAATACGACACCTACAACGAGGGAAACATTACACACCTTCGTTCAGTAAAACTGCTTGAGGTAAGTTTCGCAGTCGCAAATCCTGCCTATCCAGAAACACAGTCGTTTACACAAATCAGGTCGCTCATCGAAAGAGCCATAAATGAAAACGAACTAGAAAAGACTATAAACACAACTGAATCAGAAATAAAAGATTTGATTTCAACACTTCAGCGTCTTCTTCCAAAAGAAGAGTCAGCAGTTGAAACGGACAAGCCAGAAGAGGAGCAGTCGGACGACACTCCACCTGAAAATCCAGACGACACTGAGGAGCTAGAAAAATTACAGACCTTGTGTGAAATCGAAATCAATTCATAAAAGCAAAAACGGAGAGACAAATAATGAATGAAGAAATAATGAACGTAGACTTGGAACTACGCACACTCAGTGAAAACATCAAGTCCGGCACAATCAAAGCCGACGAAGCAAAAGCAAAGTTTGAAGAATTGAGAGCCAAGAAAGCAGACTTGCAGAAAAAGGAAGCTCTCAAGAATGCACCAATTGCAGAGACTCGTGAAACTAAACCTCACAACTACATCGCAGACGTGCAGAAAGCACTCCGTGAAAACAGAGCCATTACATTAAACGGTACTGGCGAGGTTAACTTCATCCGTGACTTGCACAAAGTACTTACTGCAAAGAAAGACATTCTCCAGAAGTTCGGTTACTTCTATGGTGCAAATGAAAAAGAAGTTATTCCAGTTTGGGGTACAGACTTAGGTCGTGCCGTTGAGGTTGATGAAGCTGGTAGCTTTGAAACTTCTGAAGGTCAGATGACAACTCGCACAGTTCAGGTTAAGCCTTTCTGTAAGAGCATCCCAGTAAGCAACGAAGTCTT